GCTTTCCGAGCGCGAAATGTGCAGACTGACAAACTGTCAACCAACTTGACACCCGGCAGTCTCTCAAAACCCAGTTGACATGTCACACGTGTAAACCTACCCTTGACAGCGTGGCAACCATTAGTCAGTCGGCATTCGCCAAGCTGGCCGGAGTATCCCGGCAGGCAATTCACAATCACATAAAGGCCGGGTCCGTCGTGAAGACCAAAGACGGCACGATCGACCTGGAAGATCCTATCAACTCGGCGTATCTGACTGGGCACATGGCGGGTACGGCGCGGAAGGGGCCCCCGAAGGGTAGCGGCGGACGGGCGCCGAAGAGCGGGAGCAAAAGACGCAGGAAGTCAACACGTGTTGACCAGGTGAAGAAAGACCCCGATGTAGATCCGGAACCAGCAACACCAAAAGAGCCGAAAGACCCTCCCAGTACCCAAGAATCGGAAGCGAAGCTGGAGGCGCTACGAAAACTCCGATCACGCCTGGACGGTGAGAGCGACCCCGGGGACGATCCTGCCGTCGAAGAGATGGTTCAATTTGTCCAGCAGAAGGGGTACTGGGATACACTGAAGGCGCGGGAAGAGGCGAAGACGAAACAGTTGATCCGGGAAGAGCGGATCGGGAACCTCGCCGATATCTCGATCGTGCTGTCGATCATCGAAGCGCACAAACACGGGCTGGTTGCCAACTTCGTGGACTCGATCCAGCGCCAGGCGATGCAGATCTGTTCCATGGTCGGAGCGGAAGGGAAAGAGCGGATCGTCGAAGACTATCTCGAGAAAGAAAACAAGCGGCGCCTGGAAGAAGCTGACCGCACCGCGGCGCGGGTCGCCGATCGTCTCAAGCGGGGGCTCCGACAGAAACGAGCGGCGGAGAGATCCACCCCTACGGAGCGGAGGATGAAGAGTGAGTACCGACGTCGTGTATGAGATCAAACTGAAACCGCAGAAAAGCGAGTACCGATTCTCCGACGAAGAATGGAACGACATGGTTGATGCGATTCTCCACGCGGTGACGTCGTACCCGAAAGAACGGGTCACGGAGAAAGTTTCGGAGTGGATGGAACGCAAGATGGTTCTGAAAAAAGGACAGTCGGTGTACTCCGGGCGCTTCTCCTTCGACGTGACGCCATACCTCCGGGAAATCGCGGACAACCTTTCGATAGGATCTGGTATTACGGAAATGGCCGCGATCAAAGGCAACCAGGGCGGGTTCTCGACGATCTCTCACGGACACATCGGGTACTGTATCGATTACAGCATCGGTCCGGGGCTATTCGTTTCCGGTGATCAACAGATGTCTGAAGACCAAATTGAACAGCGGGTAGACACCGTCATTGAGGAAGCTGGCCTCCAGGACAAGATCAAGGCGACGGTGCAGAAGAAGGCAAACAAAGGTACGGGAGATCGCAAGGGATTCAAGAGTTACGGCGGGACATTCTTCCGGGCAGTCGGCCCCAGGTCAGAAGGAAAGCTCCGTTCGTTCCCGGCAATGTGGGCGCACATCGAAGAGGTGGACGTTTTTCCGATCAAGCTGGGAGGGGCGCACAGCAAGGGTAACCCGATCGAAAAGACGATCCGGCGCATGGATACCTACGGGCCGCTCCGTCGTGTGTACTACAATTCGACCCCGAAGGAGAAGGTATCCTCTCAGATCGAACCGCTGTATGAAGCCGGGGACAAGCGGCAGTACCACGTCCCTTGCCCACATTGCGGCCACAAACAGCCGTTGACCTGGGGAGGATTCAACTGGGACAAAAACCCGGACGGATCTCCCGCAGTGAAGATCGACCCGGAAACCGGGACGGTCCTGCATGACCCGGTCTTTTACGTGTGCGCGGAATGCGGGGCCCACTGGAAGAATGCGGATAAATGGCAGTTTCTCAAAGACAAAGACGCTGGCGGTATGGTGTTACCCGACGGGCGCCACGTCTGGGCGGAGTGGGTTCCGACCAAAGCCCCGGACCGCCCTGGTATCAGATCCTACAAATGGCCGTCGCTGTACAGCCCGTTTCGGCCGTGGTTGGACGTGGTGTTGCAGTTCTGGCGCGTCCGACACGACCCGCAGCTCCTGCCGGACTTCGTGAACGACGTCCTGGCGGAGACGTGGGAAGAATCGGTTCAGACCCCAAAACCGGAAGGCATCCAGGCGCGGGCCGAAGAATGGGAGCCGGGGTACATTCCTCGCGGCGTCCTGTTCACCACGCTATCGGCGGATATCCAGGCGGACCGTATTGAAGCTGGTTTGTGGGGATGGGGCCGAAACAAAGAATCATGGGCGTTGAACTACTGGGTATTCGAAGGCACGACGGCAGAGATCAACGCGCCATGCTGGAACAATCTCGAGCAAGTGTTGACGGCGGAATACACCAGGGAAGACGGGGTCAGCCTGGGGACTCCGATGATCACGTTCATCGACTCGGGATATTTGCCAAACGTAGTGAACAACTTTGTCGACCGGTTTCAGTATCACCCGCGTGTTGTCGACGGGGTCTATCCGGTCAAAGGCCAGGAAACCCAGGAGGAGATCTACAAGGTCCACAAGAACGATATTGCTACGCCGGTGGTTTCGATCCACGACCAGCGACTGAAGCGGGAACTGTATTCGTACCTGAAGCGGGAAGCACCGGTTGAAGGGGCCGCGTTCCCGTACGGGTACATTCACTTCCCCGCCACCTACGACGAAACGTTTTACAAACAGCTCACGTCGGAAGAGTTTGTGGTAGATCGCGACTCCCGGGGCCGGGAGCGGGTCAGAATCGACAACATTCACCAGCGCCGGAACGAAGTCCTGGACATTGCAAAGATGAACCTGGGGGCGCTGCATTTCGCCTGCCTCCGGTGGTTTGAGCTGGAGAACAAACGGCGTCGAACAAAGCACCGTCCAGAAGTAGAGGTTGACTGGGGCCGGTTTTGGTCATTCTTCGCAGACCGGGAGTGATCACACATATTGCGATTTGTGTTACACTGTGATCATGGCGCCGCGGGTACAGTACCGGGACAACGTGAAGGATCTCGTTCGGGAGCTGAAACGGGCGGGGGTACACCTTCAGGTTGCAGCAGCCGATTCCCTGAACGTGGGGGCGGAGTTCATTGACCGACGGTACAAAGCCATATTGCACAGCCGATTCACGATCAGGAACCGGTTTACCCTGGGCGCGATCCGAGTGCTTCAGGCGACCGGCGTGCGTCGAAACGGGCAGTTGCGCCAGGCGTCGAAGATCAACGCGATCGTCGGAGTCAGGAAGCGTCGCGGAGGCAACGACCACTCCCTTGCAGCCCACGAAGAAGGGAAGACTGTCCGGGGCTTGCCCAAGACTGGCGGGAAGGTCCCTGTACCTCTCCGGGCATCGCGAACCGGGAAGAATGATAGCCGACCTATTGCCGGCCGTTTTCGCGTTGATCGCCGGAACGTGGAGCAGCACACGGAACTGAACCGGCTGAACCCCAGGCAGCAATACGCGGCCCTTCGCGACCGTGCCCGGCGCGGCGCTATCGACACGAACGACATGCACCAGACCAACGCCGGGATATTCAAAGTCGGAAAACGGCGGATCACCCGCGTCCGCAGCTCGGAAAAACGTCGGATTAGAATCCGTAAGATCCACCCATTCAGGGACGCGGTACAGACGCTATCACAGCGGAAGATGGGCCAAGCTTTCATAGTTGCCGCCCGTCGCCTGCTCCGCCAGATGCGATAAATACAGATTCAGGCTCCCCGAAACTCTCAAAACTGAGTTGACGCATCACACGTGTAGACTTATGGTGTGATTATGCGGAAGCTTTCATCGCGAAGTATCGCGAATTACCATACCCTGGATCAGATCGAAACAAAGATCGGCGAGTATCAAGAGGCGATCGACGCGGCCGCCCAGGGCGGGTATTCGTTTGACACGACGGCGGGAAGCCAGCGTGTGACGTCTCCAGATCCCGAACAGCTTGAAAGCTTACTGGAAGCGTGGATGCGTGCCTGGGAGATAAAATCGGGCATATCTCGCACGCGGTTCTACTCGGCTGATTACCATCCGCATGGAGGGCCGGTGTAATGGGCATCTTCTCCAGGCGAAAGACCAACGAACCAAACATGGAGTTTCAGGAACGAGTTGCATCATTGCAGCTCGAAGCGGAACAACTGCGAAACGTCAACCAGAAGCTGAAGAACGCCAATGCCGAAATCAACGCCAGGGCGCGTTTGGTAGAGAAGCTGGTGACTTCGGTAGGGGCTACCGGCTCCATGACCAGCGATCTGTACAATCAGCAATTTCCGGCGGCCTCCAAATACCAGGGAGCGATGTCGTTGTATCGATCGCACTGGAGCGGTTCGAACGATCATCTTCGACGGCTTTCCCGGATCGCGGCATTTGAGTCTCCCACCGGCGCGGCGATCCTCGGCAGGCTGGTCGACATTGTGGTCGGCTCCGGCTTACAGCTCCAAGCGGAACCGATGTGGGATGTGATCGAATCCGAGTACGGAGCCATGATCGACGGTATTCCCCAGGACGGCGACGAACGCAGAGCATGGAGACGCCTGGTTGAACGTCGGTATCGCCTGTGGTGGCAGGGTAGATCCGTGTCGTACACCATTGACCGGAACGGCCCCGCCCTTGACCGGCAGATATTCCGGCACCTCCTGGAAGACGGAGAGTACTTTGCGATCTTACGCTACACGTCGTCCCGTCGCGGATCTCCACTCACGATACAGATCGTTCCGCCGGAAAACGTTGCCGGAGGGACCGGAGCGGCCCCGGGGAACACGATAGAAAACGGCATCGAATACGATGCGAAAGGGATTGCCGTCGCGTACCACATCCTGGACGAACGGAAAGGAACCACGACCCGGGTCCGTCGGTTCGGCACACGGTCAGACCGCACGTTCGTGATTCACGAATACTTGCGGACGTCAGAAAAACAGCGCCGGGGCGTTCCGTACCTGGCGAACGTGATCCATGAACTGACGAAGCTGGGAGACTACGAAGTACTCGAGATCCAGGCAGCGATAATCAACGCCCTGTTTGCGGTATGGGTGAAGCCACCGGAAGACATGGACGGAGAGCCGGTACTTGGAGCCGGGGCGCAGAAGAAATCAGGCGGCGGCGCAGAGATTACCGAAACGGGAGATCCAACTACCGACTACCTGGCACGTTCGGAACGCCTGGACTTCTCCCACGGAGGGGTCATGCTGGATTCCCTGCCCGCCGGTCACTCCGTCGAAAGCTTCGATACCAAACGTCCAAACTCCGGGTTTGACAAGTTCTTCCAGTCAGTAAAGCGCAACATTGCGGCCGCGAAGAGCGTTCCCCTGGCGGTTGTCGATCTTCAGTTCAACACGTCGTATTCGGGTGCCAGGGGGGAGCTGCTTCTGTTCTGGATGACTGCATCACAGATGCGTGAAGCCCATGCGGCCAGCTTTCACAGCGTGATCTATCAGATGTGGATGTGGGCGGAATATGACCGGGGGAGGATCTCCGCTCCCGGCTTCGATAACGACCCCATGATCCGTGCGGCATTCACCAACGCCCAGTGGATCGGAAACCAGCGGCCGGATATCGATCCGCTGAAGACGGTCAAAGCTCACATCCTCGAGCAGAATCGAGGATACAAGACTGGCCACCAGATCACGGCGGAGCGCGGCGGGGGAGACTACGAAGAGAACCTGGACGCGATCACCAAAGAGATGGATACCCTATCACGCATGCCGCAAGTCGGCGGCGTGAATGACACCAACGATTCAACACCTACAGACCCGGACGGGCCTGGAAGCGGAGGGGCGGTATGATTCCGCAGTACGTGTATTTGATGGGAACACTTCTGACGACAGCCGTTGTGGTCACTGTCGTCATTCTGACAGTAAAGCGCGGAGTAAAGGCGTCCTACCGCGGCGGATCGATTGTCATTGCGGGGAGCGGACACTCCCAGGACTCACCGATGGGCAGAGCGCTTTCCTACGTACAGCAATGGGTTCCGGAGATCCAGCAAGTTCTGTTCAGCAAGTATCTCCGGCTCATGAAGGAAGCCGGGGCCGACCAGGACCTGTTATCAGATTATGACGATGCGCGGTTTGCCCGGGCGCTGTTTCGCTATTTGGTGTCCGGCGGGAACGGGACGCAAAGCGTTCAGAAGATCGTGGAAAACCAGATTGTATCCGGGGAGTGGAAACGATCCACGGACCACGTTGATGAGTACGTCAGAACACAGGTGTGGCCTTTGGTAGTCAGGACCACGAAAGACTTTCTCAACGCGGAGTACGACACCACGGTTCTTCAGATGGACGGCACCCGACGGACCAGGTGGGTCAGTAACACGGACTTGATTGACACTCTGTGCGGGGACGAAGTCATGGAGAAGGTAGTTGAAAAGATTGTGCCAATTTTTCGGTTTGCGCAGCAATGCGTTCGGGATGAGTGTACAGATGACGCACGCTGAAAAAGTCAAACGAGACATTGTGTATCAGACAGACCCGCGACTGACGCCGGAAATGAACCGGTATGGTTGCCGGATCCGTGTCCTGTTGGCGATTCCGGAGTTCATCGTCGGGACCTCCCTGACCGCTGACCAGATCAACGATATCGTGGATCGCGGAAGACGCGTAGACGAAGTCATCGTCAACGATCACATGCGATCCGGTCGGTCAGAACACTGGTTGATCAACGAAGCGTTTCACGCTCTCGGGTCT